TTTATTATCATACATACAGTCATCCAATAATAAGAATGCCCCACAGTTCTTTTTACCAGCACCTATAAGTTTTCGCTGACGATCCATGACACGTTCTATCGCTTCCCTATCATAATCACCATAGATAAATAGGTCGGGAATATACTGTTGATAATAATGATTACCTTCCTCAGTAGCCGATAAAACTATCCCTGCTGGTAAATGTCTTTTATGCCATAGGATATCCGTGACCAATGTAGATTTACCTGTATTACGTTTACCTATGAATACAAGGACTTTGTCATCTGCGATTCCCGCGGGGTTGAATTTCCGTAGACGCAGATCCATCTATAATACCGCCCCGTTTTATTTCATAAAATTTTACTCACATGTAATAAGAATGGCAGGTCGCGCACAACTTGCTGTCACTGGTATCCAGGATCAATGGCTTACTGGAGAACCTAAATTCTCGTATTTCGTCACTGTGTATAAACGACACACACGCTTTTCTACGGAAGCGGTCGAAATGCCCTTCACGGGTGAGACTTCATTCGGACGCTCAGTCGAGTGTCATATTCCAACAAACATCGGTGATCTTATACGAGGTGTAACACTCAAAGTAAAACTTGGAAATCTATCTCCTCATGAAACAGTTGAGGTTCCATATAAGAGGCATTATTACAACATACCACTTGGTAAAAGTATAATAAAGTACGCAGATTTGGTAATCGGTGGTCAGGTTATCGAAAGACTTACAGGGGATTATATATACATGTATGACCAGTTACACAGTAACAGGGATGATGTTAAACAGACGTTATACTATTTAAATGGTCATAACGAAACACTCACAGTCTCTGATAGTTATAATACATTCTACGTTAATCTTCCTTTCTATTTTCATAGGAACCCGAGTTTAGCAGTTCCTGTATGCGCACTCACGAAACAGCAGGTAGAAGTCCGTGTAACGTTCAGAGATATAGATGATGACGTGTCATTTAAATACACGATACCGTCAAATGGACAGGTGATCAGAGAAAAAACCACAGAAGGTTCGATTAAGAGTGCCTCGCTCATAACCGATTTCTACTTCATAACCGAAGATGAAAAAAACTTTTTACTCACACGCCCGATGGAATACGTAATTACACAGTTACAGAAATCGACTATTCAATTTAAACCCGGGGAACTCAAAAAATCAGTGTTGTTGAAATTCACAAACCCTGTAAAAGAACTCATGTTCCTTGCGAAGGAAGAGACTGGAAGTAATTTCAATACAGAAGACCGCCTACTTAACACTTCATCATCGGATCAAACATTCTCGAGTGTTTTGAAGGGATTTACCATAGGTTCGTCTACCAATACAAAACGGTCGGACCACCGAGCCATTAAGAACATAGATTTTCAATGTAACGGAGCGACCGTCTTTGATCACAGTGGTCAGTACCTCGCGTATCAACAGGCACTTCGGTATCATACTGGATGTCCAGACCCTGCGTATGAATTCTATACATATTCGTTCGCACTTAACCCAGAGGTGTATTACCCCACGGGGCAATTGAACATGAGTCGCATTATTCATAAAAAACTGGATATAGAACTTGACACTGTACCGACCGCTACATCGGGAGCGACAGTAGCTGATAAGACACGTAATATTAATGTGGGTGTCTACGCAATTAACTATAACATTTTACGTGTAGAAGGCGGATTAGCAGGTTTAAAATTTTAACATCTAATAATAGAAATGGCAGGTCGGGTCCAGCTTGCCATAACGGGTACCCAGGATGTATTTTTTACAGAAAATCCCGAGTATACCCATTTCATTAAACAATTTAAAAAACACACGAATTTTGCGATATCGAACATGAAACACGATGTCAGAGGTGAGATCGCGTATGGTAATACTGTAAAGTGTACTATACCAGCTGGTTCGGGTGATTTATTGAAAGGTGTTCGAGTCCATGTAGATCTTCCAGCCCTGAGTGCCTATAGGGGATATAACGAATCAATCGGACATGCTATCATCGATCACGTAGATTTAGTTATCGGGGGGCAGCTCATACAACGCATCCCTCGTGACTGGTTACAGATTCACAGTGAGCAGTACATCACACAAACAAAACAAACGGCGTTATCTAAATTAATAGGCAAGTATCCCGAAGAGAATTCTGGAGTGGCAGTCGAACTTGGTTCCAACCCCATAAACGGATACCTAGGTAATGCGACGACCCCCACGAAGTATATTGTTGATATACCATTCTATTTCCATAACAACCCTGAACTGGCTATACCTTTGTGCGCACTCACAAAACAGGAATGTGAAATCGAAATTAAATTGAGCAATGTTACAGATTGTATTTACACCGGTCATCTCGCTTTCGATGAGACTTATAACCCAGATGGAACAACGTACACTATCACGGTGCAACAGGTTAATGGAGTGGACAAGTACCACATTAACGGGTACGACAGACCCACTATTCGAATGAAACGAGGAAGTACATACTATTTCTCTATAAATCAGGGCACGGAGTTTATTCATCCTTTCAAAATTTCTGAAACGTTTGATGGAACTCATGGGGAAGGTGAGGCGTACACCACTCAACCCACTCTAACTCTTCCAGTCACAAACCCGTACGTATATTCGTTCACCGTACCGATAGATGCCCCGGATTACCTGTACTATTATTGTGAAAATCACCCCGGAATGGGTGGTCAATTGAATATTATCGATCCCACATTAGATAAGTCGAGTTTGAAAATTGATGACATATCCATACACACGGAACTGGTACATTTAGATGAACTCGAAAGAGTTAAACTTCAATCCAATAAACAAGAATACATCATCACCCAGCTTCAGCGTAACACGTTTCAGATTCCTGTATCGTCTGCGGAAGGAAAAGATGAATCGAAGTTTAGACTAAATTTCACAAACCCTGTAAAGGAACTTTATTTCGTAATCGCGAGAAGGAATACGGCTACGAGATCGTTCCATCCATTTGATTATGACCACCCTAGTCAAATATACCCTCCCCCAGGAGAACCCGATGAACGGTATACGAATTATGAAAATCTCGTGAATTTGGAGTTAGACCTTGACGGAGATATAGTATTGGACAAGGTCACCGGCAATGTTATAAATATGCGAGCTGTTCAGAGTGGTATTCATCATTCAAGGACACAACTTTTCAGGCGATTCTATTCGTACAGTTTCGCACTCGAACCCGAGCGATGGTATCCTACAGGGCAGCGAAATTTCAGTATGATTAAAGAGCAGAGACTGAAAATGACACTAAACAACGATATAGTAGATAGTCGAGAACTTAGAGTTTACGCGCTCAGTAATAACATATTAAGAATCGAAGATGGAACAGGACGGGTTGTCTTCCCAAATGGCCAAATCGGCGATTGATATTATTACACCTGTATTGGAAAGTGCGGTAGTACTTTCAGGACATTACGCCAGGGCGTGTGGTCGCGACACCATCCTAGCGAAGGACATGGAGTACTGTATGAAATATTGCGCTATGCATACGGTAGGGCATCAGATCGGAACTTATTATCCCGATCTGTATAACAGTGATGACTCAGGGGAGGATGATATGTCCATTGATGAGGAGATCGACGAATCCGCGTTTGAACCGTATTCAGGTGATGACGAAAAGTTTACGAGAATAAACGACGCATATGACGCATGGGATGGGTGGTCCCCATCCAATCCGTCAGAAGAAATGATAAAAAATGCTATTGATAGTAATGGAAACATGTCACAGCGATCTTGAAGGATGGACAACAATTTCAAATTATAAACAACTTGATGACAGCGATTCAGATGACGATTCAGAAAGTTCAGACGATACTGTCAGGGGGTATCAACATGAAAAATATAAAAAAATACTTTTTGTAGAAGATTTGTTACCAGAATAAAAAATATTCGTATAATATAAAAATGCCTATCGACGCCGCCGCCGAAACTCTCGTCGCCATCTCCCGCGAGCTCGAAACTCAGTCTCTCAACTCTGTAGTAGCTGGTTTCTCCTTCGCCGCCGCTCTATCCTGGATGGACCTCGTCCGCTGGACGATCCACCAGGTTGTCAAGGTTCAGAAGAATGGTGGTATGAACTACACTCTCACAGCACTTTTCACGACGCTTCTTTCCGTCATCGTATACATGGTGATCTCGCGGATCTCTAAGCGTGTCGTAAAGCCCAAGCCTCCTACGTACGCGATCACTCGCTAATTCGTTTAGGTCTAGTAAGTATTATAAAAAACATACCGGTAACGACTATTAGAAATATATAGATGAAACCATTCCACCTATTCGGATCTTCAAATTCGGGTATACGCATAGGTGGGGGTAATGAAATATCCCTTTTCACGTTAGGAACGGTTTTTAACTTATCAGTTGTACACGTAACACTCAATTTTAAGATATGATTCGCATTCCTGAAATCATACGGAATCAATCGATTATTACTACTGTAGAAAAACTGTATCCTCATTTTGCTTATGTTTTGTGAACCAGTATCGAAGTTATGTTCGACGATATCATCTTGTCCAGAGTAATTAATGACATCGCCGCACATCAATATACGACCAGTGTAAAAGGGTGTGTCTGAATATATTGTCTTATTTAATTCCTCTGCACCACTACTAATTTTTATGATAAGAGCGTCGGGTCCCTGTAAATTAAGACTACCCGTAATCAAAAGACCGGAAACACCTCCAGTAGCTGGCGTATTTGATGTCGCGTTATCCGGTGGTAACCCGATAATATCGTGTGGGGTTGTATACCCACCCGTGGTAGATGTATACCCATTCGTACCGTCATAAAACTTAAACGAGAATTCACTACCTGCAGCGGCTGATGATAGAGACTCTATAGCTATTTCATTCTTATCCTTGTTATACGTAAATGTGATAGGCGACGATACATACGCACCACCTAACGCACCATTAACCCTGGTCTGTAATTCAGACGCTAATGTTTTTCCATTATAATTGCCAGGTGTTAACGTAACAGACACTGCCGTTTCCGGTGTAGTATGAACGACAAAATCAAAGGTGTTGTTACGATCATTGATCAATAATTGACTCGCATGAATTCGAGCCGATGCGAACGATATTTTTTTTACATCATATATAGGGTTTTTAAGTTCAATGACATAATCCCCTGGATTTGGGTATAAAGTAGGGTCACGTTCACTGCTATCTATGTCTAACGTGTATACGCTCATTAAAATACATGGATAATATTTTAATGGGTGTTGTTACTCATTGATTATTTACATCATCTGCTGAGCTATAGGGTTTTTCTGAAGCTGCTGTTTCGCAACGTCCAAACTATGATCGGTGGAACGGGGGTTTATATTACCCTTATACGCGTTAAATTTATAGTACATGTCATTCTTATATTGCTGTGTCCAGCCACCACTCATAGGACCTGTACGTCCATCTACACGTGTCGTATCAGCACGCATCGAAGTAGGTAATCCACCCTGATTGAGAGCACCCGCACGAACATTCATGCGACCAGCGTTACCCATGCGATTCGCTTTACCACGGCGATCATCGGGCCTAAAACCATACTTAGATAATTCCTCGACTGTATGGCTTGTGCCAAATGTCCGTGATTCGCCAATCTGAACACCGGGCGACGCGAGATAACCGTGCGCGAAAGTAGAAACACCAGGTTGCACCTGGTTATTAAACCTATACTGTTCGACATTACCATCCTTCTTGTTTCGTGTAGGGTCTTGTGCCAGTG